CAAGGTGTCGGTCTCGTTGATTGATGTTTCCAGGGCAAAGTCGGTTCCGCCGTCCTTGATCCCCAGCGCGTGGTTGCCCCCGGCGTTGCGGATCAGGTGAATGTCTTCGGTGATGTAGACATCACGGGCCAAGACGGCGGTTACCTTGCTTTGCAGCTCGGCCTTGATGGCCAACAAGAGAGTTTTCACCTGCCGTAACCCCAGCGAAAAGGAGTATTCAGGTGTTCAGTTCCTCCCATCCGCACCCCGCTGAACATGGTGACACCCAAATTCACGGAGGCGCTTGCCGCCACGTCGACCATCAACTCGGCATCCGCCTTGAGTCTTGCCAGATCATCACCCTCCAGGCCGGACCAATAGCGCACATCGTGCCAAAAGCACGCCGGATAGAGATCACTGCCGAACCATTTGTCAGGCCACATGGAGCAACCATCCGAGATGAAAACATCATCCGGCGGATTGCTTTCCAACACGGCGACGATGTCATCCTTGCCGTGCTCCAGGGCCAGCGCCAACAAATCGGCCACCGTCACGGGGGTGTTTGGTTTAGGTAGTTTTGTGGTTGTCATGCCCTTGTGAAATCGAGGTAGTACTCCTCGCCCTCGTTGATTGTTCCGAACAGGGCCGGGTTGGTGATACTCATTTCCAACTCGGCGTTCGGGGTCCATTTCGCGAAGGTGTTGTTTTCATCGCTCCCGTCCGGGGGGTATCCATCGCTTTTACAGACTGCGGAAAAATTTATGATCTCGCCGTTTTCCTGCCTATGAACTGCGCTCACGCGCATTTTTGCTCTCATGGTTCGCATTAAAAATTCTCCAAAGTAGTGCGGTTAAAGGTTCGATCCTGGCCGGAGGACACCTGGGCGGTGTCTCCGGAGCCGGTGCCTTCCGGATCTTCCGACCCGAGGGATATCTTGCCCTCGGCCAGCCGTTCCAGGAAGCGAACCGCGTTGGTGTAGCGTTTCTCCACGTGCTCCGGCGGGCCGCCCCGCCGACCATAGAGGTTGTAAATGGTGATATCCACCGCCAACTTGTTGAGGATCGGCGGCGGCGAGGCCAGGGGGAGCGGGTAGCGGCTCCCCAGGTAGCCGTCGATCTCGGTGTCGGCATCGGCCAGGGCGTTGGACACCCTGGTGGTGTTCACCGTACCGTTGTTCTCATCATCGGTGAGCTGGATGAGATCATCGGTGGACAGTTGCTTGTCGAGATCGGCTAGGACGGCGTATCCCATTACTCACTCTCCTGATAGAGTCCCCAAGCCTCATCCCGCTGGGCCGCGCTCACCGGTGCGCCGAGCAGTTTTTCCAGGGCCTCTGTCTTGGGTTTGTTGTCGCTGGTCCACACCGATTTGTTGTCCTTGGGCGGCAGCTCGCCGATTAGCTCAACCAGCCGGGTGATGGTATCCACCTCCGGCTGGGCAACCGGTTCCTTGACCACCCCGACGGCCTGCAAGGCGGCCGCCTGGGTGTCGGTCAACTCCACCGGGTCGCCCTCGGCGTATCGCTTATGGTCGTGCAGCAAGGGGCCGTCGACCAGATAGATTTTCTTTTCCATGGCGTCTCGTTAGACCTCCGTTTTAATTGACGGCTTAGGCCACCGCGTTCTGGATGAAGTACCCCAGGTCATCGGCGCAGATGATTTCCTTGACCGATTCCCCGGCCCGGCAGCGTTGCCCGCCGCGCAAGCCGATCTTGGAGTCCGGTTCATGCCCGCCGATTCGGGTGCCGTACTGGGCGGTGTAGCCGAAGGTGGCCCCGTTGCGGGTATTAGCCGTCTTGTCCTGGTGGATAAGCGAGATGTGTTTGCCCCAGGTCCTGGCCAAGGTGGCGGCCTGGCCTTTCTTGGCGGTGTTCACCCAGGCCTCGCCGACAAGAATTTGGTCCAGCTCCAGGAGCGCGGCCACATCCTCACGGCGAGCAACTCCGGAGTCGCCGGAGTTGCCGAGCACCGCCTTGACGATCTTCGGGTGACGACAGAGCATCGACCAGACCGGGCGGCCGATCACCGCAATGTTGCCCCGCATGATCATGGAATCGAGCGCGTCCATGATCATGCCGATGGGATCGGAGTTGGCGAAATCGGAGAACTGATCCGTGCCCGACAAGGTGACCTTGTTATTGGCCCCATAGCTGTTGGCGTTGAATACCAGGTTGGCGGTGCGCACCTCGCGATCCAGTTCCACCAAGCGCATGATGCCCTCAACCGCCTGGCCGAGCGGATCATGGTTGTCCGGGGCGTTGTCGATATCGTCCTGGGGTACCGGATCATCCAAGCCGAAGTCCTCCACCGAGGACTCGGTTTCCGTGGCGTTGAAGTCCACCTCATTGGGCTGGGACTTGCGGCCGACCCTGGTGTCGGGAATGGTGAAGCCCTGGGCCAAGGCGTATTTCAAAAATTTAAAGACCTTCTTGCCCACGGTTACCCGGGGCAGGACCTCATCGGCGATCATCTTCTTGTTGTGATAGGCGATGGCGATCGCAATCATTTCCGGGGTTACCGGAAAGGGAAACTTTGCCATGATATAAATCCTCTCTTGATTATTCGGTTAAGGGTCCGCTATTACGCGCCCTGAATCTGGCCCGGGCTCAGCTGGATGCGGCCGATGTCGCCCGCCACTCCGGAGACTCGGGCGATACCCGCGACCCTGGCGTTGACTCCGGCGGCCGGGGCGGCGGCGATGGCCTTGCCGTCGGCATCACTGGTTAACAGGTCGCCCCGGGTAACGGTGCCGCCATATTCCACATCCGGGCTCCCACCGGTGTGGATGTCGACCCGGTCGCCCGCCGCATCCGCGCCCAGCTCATCGCTCACCCCGAACAGGGCGGCGGTGGAGCCGTCGGCCTGGGCCGCGTATCCATCGGCGGTGCCGGGTTTGATGAGCCGGTAAGGGTTGATCGCCGCCTCGGCGCTGAAGTTTTCGGTTACGGTCGGTTTTCCCATTGGTTCCTCCTTCGGCTTCAATTGCCGGATGGATTGCTGTTATTTGCCGCCCTTGGTGACGTGGCCCACGGCCTGGGAGACGGTTATGGTGCGCCCGGCCTTGGCCTCGGCGTCCTGGAATTCGCGCGCCCGCTGGGCGATGTCTTGGGCGTTTTCGTTATCGGGGAGATCGTCTCCGTCCCGGGTTGCCACTTCCTTGAAATTGATCGCCCCGGGCAAGCCTTCCAGAAAATCCATGAACCAGGCCAGCTGGGTTTGTTTGGCACCGCCCTCGGAGAACTCGAGCACCTCTTGGTTATTGAGCCCAGCCATGAACTCCTTGACCCCGGCATCGAGCAGGGCGGGCGGCAACTTGGCCTCGCCTTTCCCCGGCCAGACCCGTCCGCAAAACTCACTGATCTTGCGTTTGCCGTCTGCCTCGGCAAACTCGCGTGCCGCCTCGGCCTTGGCCTCCTCCGCTCCCTGCTGTTTAGCGGCCTCGATATCCGCCTCGGTGTATTGTTTCGCTGTATCCGCCATCGGTTCCTCCTCGCCTTGCGGCTCCGTATAGTTGGCCGGGCTCACTTCCTCCGGCCGATTTGCTTCTTCTTTCAGGCTGTCGAGTTCCCATGCCGGAATGATCCGGTCAGCGGTCTCGACCCCTTCCTTTTCGATGAAAAAATCACGCATGGCTCCAAACAAGCGGGCCATCACCCCGAGGTTGTAGTCGTAAAATTCAAAGCTCACGGCATCCCCCTCCTCGAATTTGAGATCGGCCAAACCCTTGACCGCCGGAGGAGCCGCCCCCAGAAAACCCACATGACGCAAACGGCCGTCGGGATAAAAGGAGGCCGAGCGTTTCTTGAAACGACCCGCCTTGACCAGCTCCTCGAACTCCGGAACCACCTCGTCGAATTTGGCGAGCAGCACCTTGCCGCCTTTCCCGGCCACCGCCTTCAAACCCTTGACCCAGCCGTAAGCCGGGCCGTTATCCTTGGGATGGCCGATCACCGCCGGGGGTTCGTGCTCGGCGGCGTTAAACGAGTTCACCGCCTTATCGATCAGCGCGTCGCCGTCGTGTTCTTTCCCGGCGGAATCGGTTTGTTTGCCGCCCTTGAATATCTCCACCCAACCGTTAAAGCCTTTGAAGCTCGGCATGGTTCACGCTCCCTGTGTGATGTTGGTTGCTAACACTTTGTTGATCTCCGTTATGTCCTCGGTCTGCACCATGGCGAATTCGCGGGCCGGGATGTCGCCCCAGGGCAAGGCCATCTTGCGTTGATGGCTGCGCACCGCGTATTCCTTGCCGCCGCGTTTCCGGGTATGAGCGCGAACCGCAAAGGTCTTGGTCCCGAAGCTGCCCTTTTCCGCGCCGCTGTTCATGGTGCCCGCATAGATCACGTTGGTGCCCACCAGCACGCCGGACTTGGTGACTTTCATCACCGCTCCGGCTCCTCCGGCGGTAAAGGAGTTCATCAGCCGGTTGCTTTTCCGCAGGGTCCTGGCCCGCTTGCCGGGGGTGGCCCGGCCTCTCGCCGCCTTACTCGGCACCCACGGGGTCGGCCGACCGCCCACCTCGAAGTTGTAGCGGATCGACTCGCGAACGATGGCTCCCACCGCCCGGTACCCATCCTCTGGTTTTTCCAGATTAGAGATGATCCGGCCGAAGGTTTTGTCAAACTCCGCCTGATCAATCTTGAGAGTTAAGCCGCCATCCATAACCGTGTTTAAACCACTTTTAAAATCGCCCGTATTAAACGGAGCCCTTGGTCCCCGCCTCTTGGGTCCCGTCCTTTGGTCCGTTTATTTACAGGCGATTTACATGTTTTCCATTTCAGTGAGGACCAAACGACCCTCGATCACCACAAACACCGCCTTGATTCCCTGGCCGCTGAGCTCCAAACGACCGTCGGAGGCCTTGGTGATATCCATGGTGGGCAGCTTGGCCAGGTCGCTTGCTCCGATGCCGCTTGCCAAAAGCGGTAAAAGTTCTTCCTCCCGCAGCACCGCCACCGGGCTGGAGGCCCCCACTGTTTGGGCGACTTCCTCGCCCAGTCGCAGGGCCGGGTAAATATCCTTGGGCCGTTTGAGATAGAGCCCGAACTCATCGGCCATCATGTTGTCGGTGAGCAACTGCTTAGCAATCCGGGGATGCCAGCGCTCGGCCCGCTCGGCCAAGGTCTCGCCAAGATTGCCCCAGTAGCTCTCACCGGGGTTAAAGCTCCAGCCCGGATCGGGTTGCATCTGCACCGCCGGTCCCTTGTTGCCGGTGGTCGGGTCGATTGGCTCGATCAATTTATAGGTGATATCCTCGGACTCAACCTTGAGTCCCCGCGCTTCGGCCTGACTTCGGGTCATGCCGAGCACTCCGCACCGTCAACTGAAACCGTTGGGCGGATACCAGGTCCGCCAAATGGGATGATCGGCGGGCCAGCACCGGCCGGACATGGCGTAATGGGTCGGCCTGGTGAGCTTGTCCCGCACCGCGCTGTACATCCAGATCTCCAGGATGTGGCGGTCGTCCCACTGTTGTTTGTATTGCCCGGCGGCATAGGCGGTCTGAACATTGGTCCGAAAGATATTGTCAACCCGCCAGGCCCGTTTGCCGGTCCAGCCGCGCCGCTCAAAGATCCCGGCGCAATCCTTTTTAAACTGCTCCAGGGTGGTGCCCTTGGCGATGGCCTTTTCAATGGCCTTGTATACGCTGTCCAGCTCCTCGCCCTTGGCGATCTGGGCCACCGCAAAGGCGCGGATCTTGGCCTCAGCGCTCAGGGCGGCGAACTCCTTGGGGCCGATCTT